GTCCAGAGGCACTCCTCACAGCACGTTACAACGCTGCTTAATAGGCTTAACATTGGGGCTGGCTATACGCTGGCCCCTTTGTGCTTTCTTAACACATATAAGGACATCTCAAGATGGCTATTACAACTGCAATGTGCAACACGTTCAAGCAAGAGCTTCTTGGGGGTGTTCACGACCTGGATACAGATACACTCAAAGTGGCTCTTATCAAGGAATCTCCTAGTGGTACTTACGGTGCTGCTACTACTAACTACTCAGACATCACAGGCAACACAGATGAGGCTGTAGGTACAAACTATACGGCTGGCGGTCAAGAACTTAATTCTGCTGTTATATCTATTCCAGCAGGTAGCAATACTGCTATCGTAGACTTTGACGATGAAGTATTTGCTAACTTGACTATCTCTGCTGATGGTGCTATTATTTATAATAGTTCTCAGCTTAATAAAGCAATAGCAGTGTTTGACTTTGGCACTACTGTTACTTCTACTAGCGGTGACTTTACTGTTGTATTCCCAACAGCAGACGCTTCTAACGCTGTTATCCGTATCAGCTAAATTAACTATAAGGTTATTGCACAATGGCGTTTATCATCAAAGATCGTGTAAAAGAAGGTACAACCTCTACAGGTACAGGGGCTATTTCACTTAGTGGTGCCTCTGCTACCTTTGAGTCATTCAACTCTTACATGACTAATGGTGACACTACTTACTACGCTGTTGTGCATACCGAATCTGGTGTAGACGAATGGGAAGTCGGTCTAGGTACGTGGAACACAGGTAATACTATTACCCGTACTACTGTCTTGGCTGGCTCTAACGGTACATCAGCTGTTAACTTTTCTGCTGGTGCTAAAGATGTCTTTATGACATACCCTGCAGCACATGCTGCACTTGCAGGTGATGATGTAGACTTCGCTAACATTACAGTTTCAGGTACTGTTGATGGACGTGATGTTGCAACAGATGGTACAAAGCTAGACACAGTAGAACAGAACGCTGATGTAACAGACGCTATTAACGTAGCTGCTGCTGGTGCATTAATGCGCTCTGGCGGTACTATGACTGGTGCGCTTATCCTGAATGCTGATCCCACTACTGCACTAGGAGCCGCAACAAAAGAGTACGTAGATACTATTGCTGCTGCAGGTATTCACTACCACACGCCTGTACGTGTTGAGGCTCCTCTTAACCTGACTGTTACGTATAACAACGGTACAGCTGGTGTAGGTGCTACTCTTACTAATGCTGGTACACAGGAAGCTATTACTATTGATGGTGTAGCTCTCAGTTCAGCTGATCGTGTACTTGTGTATCAACAAACAGATGCCACTCAAAACGGTATCTACACAGTTACTACTGTAGGTAGTGGTAGCACTAACTGGGTACTTACTCGTGCTACAGACGCTGACAGCTATGGTGCATCTGACCCTAACGCTCTGGGTGAAGGTGATGCCTACTTCGTTAAGGAAGGTGCTACAGGCGCTGGTGAACTGTATGTGATGAATACTGCAGGTACTATTACGTTTGGTACTACAGCTATTACATTTACTGTTATTGCTGAGACTGCTGTTTATTCTGCTGGTACAGGGCTTACTCTTACAGGCACTACATTTGCTATTGGGCAGGATGTGGGTACTACAGACAATGTTACGTTTAACCAAGTCACAGCGGCTATTATAGGTAACGTAACAGGCAATGTCACAGGCAACGTCACAGGCAATGCAGGTACAGCTACTAAACTTGCTACTGCTCGTACTGTGCAACTCTCCGGTGATGTAACTGGTAGTGCAACCTTTGATGGTTCTGCTAACATTAACATTACTGCTGCTGTACAGGATGATTCACACGCACACGTTATCTCTAACGTAGATGGACTACAGACTGCACTAGATGCTAAAGTACCTACGTCACGTACTATTACTGCTGGCTCTGGTCTTACTGGTGGTGGAGACTTAACTGCTAACCGTACTATCTCACATGCTGACACATCTATCCAAGCATCTGTGAACAACTCTAATGGCACAGTCATTCAAGATATTACTCTTGATACTTATGGGCATATTACAGGTATTGCTTCTGCTAACCTAGATAGTCGCTTTGTGAATGTCACTGGCGATACTATGAGTGGCACCCTTACACTTGCTTCGGGTGGTTACTCAGATCAACTTACTATTAACCGTAGTGACGGTGCATACTACTCTACAATCAAGTACACCAATACTACTGGTGAACTGGGTCGTATGGGTTTCACTGATGCAGGGGTGTTGCATTATCGTGTAGGTGCAGGTGGTACTAACCAAAACATATTCCACGATGGCTACCACCCCAATGCTGACAAATGGACTACCGCTAGAACGCTGTCACTCTCTGGTGATGCATCTGGTAGTGTATCGTGGGATGGTAATGCTAATGCTACGTTGAGTGTAACTGTAGCGAATGATAGTCATAGCCATAGCAACTATATCACAAGTAATGCTAATGATACAGTTTCAGGGCAGATTGATTTTACTTATGGTGATCAGTCGTTCTGGAGTTCGCACAATGGAACCACAACAGCTTGGCGAGGTCGCTTTGGGCATAGAAATAGTTCTGCGGATACGTCAATATTTATAGGTTCATATGGCTCTAATGGAGGCGTTTTCAGCCACAACTATGCACTTAATGCGTGGGATGATTTATACGTAAACACCGTAGATGGGAGTACGGGTGGAAACACACGCTTACCATCCACAACTTACATTGGTGGCAACACTGTCTGGCACGCTGGCAATGACGGTTCAGGTTCGGGCCTAGATGCTGATTTACTTGATGGTGTGCATGGGAGTAGTTTCCTACGTAGTGATGCTGATGACAGCATGTCGGGCAAGCTGACATTTACTGGCAGCGGTGCCGACTTTATAGAGTATAATGGTTCTGCTACTAGCCCTTATTTCCGTTTTAAAACTAGTGGCACTAGTAACGGTTATATTCAATTTACATCAAGTGTGGCATTCCTCTGGAATGATAGAGTTAATCAGGGTATAAAAATAGAAACGGGTACTTCTGGGTTAAAATGGTACACAGGTGGTGCTTACAACACCATATGGCATGCAGCTAATGATGGTTCTGGCTCTGGCCTAGATGCTGACCTGTTGGATGGTTATCAGCTAAGCACAACACGTGACGCAGCCGCCACCGTGCCTGTTCGTGATGGTAGTGGTTACTTACAGCTTGGCTGGATCAACACAACATCGGGCTCTACTACAAGCACTATAAATAAGATATACGCATCTTATGATGATTACATTCGTTATGTCACACCTGCTACATTGATTAGTCAGCTAGGTATTTGGACATCTGGCAACGATGGCTCAGGCTCTGGCCTAGATGCTGACCTGTTAGATGGTAATCATGCAAGTGCTTTCTACCTAGCCACAAACCCAAGTGGTTACACAACTAACACAGGTACAATAGTAGAAAACGGAACAACCTTTAGCGGCACTTACCCCGTGTATTTTAGGACTTCTGCAAACAGCGCTTACTCACACCCTAACATAACATTTACAGGCTCTACTACTACCCTAAATGTAGTTAATATAGCACCTAGCGGTACAGTAGATGGACGTGATGTATCAGCGGATGGCGCAAAGCTGGATACGATTGCCACCAACGCTAACAACTACAGCTTGCCAGCAACACCCTCTGTAACGGGCATCAACATTGGCTCTCAAGTAAATCTTGCAGAGAGTTCAGACCGTCCAGACTTACTACAGATCACATCGTCAACTTCTGGATGGGCTGGCTTGCAGATACGCAATAGCTCAAACGAGGGTCGTTGGTCGTTCATGACTGATGGCACACAGGCTGGTCTTTATGATGATGAAAACAACGAGTGGGCTTTGAATATGTCCGAAAACGGTGGAGTTACGTTGTATCACAATGCCGTTGCCAACTTCACCACAGGTGCGACCTACATGGAAATGGCTCGCCATCTAGATATGAACGATTATGACATCTACGGTGTCGATCAAATCTTCCATCATGGTGACACCGACACCTACATGCAGTTTCACGCAGCAGACCAGTGGCGTGTCGTAACAGGTGGTGTAGAACGTCTTGAGGTAAACAACTCACAGATTACTTCTATAGAGCCTATTCACGCACCTAGCTTTCACGGTGACGGTTCTAGCTTGACAGGCATTGCAAGTGGTGCTAATAATGACATTTTCTGGGAGAATGCACAAACTGTCACATCCAACTATACCATCACAAATGGTAAGAATGCTATGAGTGCTGGCCCTCTTATCATTAGTAGTAACAGTGTTGCGGTTACTATTGGTGAAGGTGAGGCTTGGACGATAGTATAATGCCAGATATACACATATCATCTGAGAAAGGATTACAATGGGGTAACGTAGTTATTACCCCTGAAGAACTTTCAGAATGGATTGACGGAATATCTTTGTTAGACGGTCAATTAGTGTTGAACAATGTTAAAGTTATTAACTGGACCAATAACGAGTGCTTCATAGATGCTAAAGGTGAGACAATTCTATTGTCAGATCTTAGAGACCTTCTATACTACGATGAATAATGAGAGGTAAATAAAAAGTATGGCCAATATTACAGTTTCACGAAACTACTTAGATGGTGTAGCCGTTACTGAATTGCATTCAGGTTTAAATGCAAAAAGAAATGACGTTTTGGGTATACTTCAAGGTCGTCTTCAGATTGATAATGGAGTTCACACAAGCTCTAAGGTGTTTATGACAGATTCATTTGAATACGGTACAGCTGAACCCTCTTTAAATGGGTTAATTTTTGAAAACAACGGCTCTAGTACTAATATTAGTTCTAGCAGAATGTTAGCTGCTAACATCAATGTGGGAGATCTTATAGTCTGTGGCTCCATATCTTATCAAAGTGGTGCAATACCAGGCTTAACAAGTGGGTTTACTAGCATTAATGCTGCAGCATTTTCTCCATATCACGGCTGGCGGTTCTCCTATAAATTAGCAACCTCAAGTGACATTCTAGGTGGTGTTACAGTTAGTAATGGTAGCCACGGTAATATGCTTGGCGTTTTTAAAATAGCGGGATCAGGAACTATTACTAAGGGTACTGATGTTGTTACTAGCTATTCAAGTGATGTAACAGGCAACATAACCCCACCTACAACATACCCTGGTGGTATAATTGTTATTGCAGTTGATCTTGCTGGACCTGATCGCTCCTTAGCTGAGTTTACAGATGACGCAGGCACTAGACGCAAACTAATAGATCTTGATGGTTTGTGGGAAGAAGATGGTGGAACGACAGACACATCTATGATTGCTTATAGGTCAGTAGATCCTGGCACTACTGTTGCCGCTCAAAGTGCTGATGTAAACTCAGCCAGCTTTAACGCTCAGATAATTATGCACTTTTATAAACAGTAGGTATATAATATGGATCAAGAAGAATTAGAAGCTGTAAAAACAACACTGCGGGACTTACGCAATAACTTGTTAAAGGAGACTGACTTATGGGGGTTATCTGACTACCCAGCATCACAAGCACAACTAGATTATCGTCAAGCTTTGCGTGATATTACTGACCAATCTAGCTTTCCAGAAGACATCACATGGCCCACTAAACCTGAATAAGGACTTATAATGCTAGGCTTTGCAGCATTTTCAGAGACAACTCTTTCACAGTCATCTACGTCTTTACAGGCCTTAGCTTTCTTGAGTTCTTCTCTAGGTCAGTCTACTGCAGGTGGACTGCTCTTTGATGCCAAAGCATTATTTACGTTACCTAATGTTTCAGCAGTTGGTGCTAATACTATACTGTTTGACGCTCAAGCATCTACTGCTATAGTAGGCCTACTATCTACTACCAGTATTAATGATGTTGTATCTAATGGTGCAGCTAATATAACGCAACCTCCCGCTACAGCAACATTCACAGCAGGTACGTTAGACTACCAAGGTATAGCTCATATAACACCTACAGGTGCTTTTGTAACAGGCACAGCTGGTGACTTTGGAGATGTAGACGCACAGGCAAACATTACCACAGTAGGTACTAGCAGCACTACTGCAGTAACAGACTTTGCTGATGTTAGAGGTGGAGCTAACATAACGCCTTCTAGTGCTACTGCTTTCCTCACGATCTACATTGGTGACTTTGCTGATGAGGATGCCCAGGCTAGAGCCTTTATGCCTCCTGCTGTATCTGTAACAAGTATAGCAAGTGTTGACTTTGATGCACAATCTAATATAACTACAGGTAGTACATCTGCTATCTTTAGCATTTCTACAACTGACCCCAAGTTAGAAGGTGAGGGACAAGCTACTGCTACTTTCTCTGGTACACTAGCTAACCTGTATCAAAACTTAGTTGACCCTACAGCGGTTATTTTCCCGTATCAAAACTTCGCAGATGACTACAACAGAAATAGGACACTCTTTGTTTCAGCACATGAGAGTCGCGCTACAGTATATGTAGCAGAAGAAGATTACACAGTCTACATACAAGAACAACAAGGTAGCAATACAGTACATATTGCAGCATAAGGAATAGTTATGTCATATAAGTGGCCCGATAAAGATAAAGATGAGATTGTAGACTACAGCGTTGATTGGTCACGCTTCTTAAAGGATGACACCTTGGCTGCTGCTATATGGTATGCCAAGGATGCAAGTGGTGTAAAAACACAGTTTAGTAATTCTAGTGTAATCAACGGTTTACAGTTTGTTACTGGTACACTATCTGGCAAGGTTGCTACTGCACGGTTTTCTTTAGGTACTAATAACATTAGGTATACTATTATCTGTAGTATTACGACAGGATCCGGACTACAGTATGAGCGTAGTATCTTTCTGCGTGTCAAGGAGAAGTAAGAATGGCATATGATTACATTAGCCTAGTTAATGATATTAACCGCCGCCTAAACGAGGTAGAGCTTACGAGTTCCACCTTTTCTAACGCTACTGGATATTACAGTTTTGCTAAGGATGCTGTTAACTCTGCTATTCGTCACATTAATCAAGAAGAGTTTGAGTGGCCCTGGAACCATGTAGAAGAAACAGAAGTCTTGGCTGTAGGTGAAGTACGCTATAGTATGCCTTACGATAGTAAAACTATCAACATGAATACTTTTCGTATCAAGCGTGATGCAAATCTTAATGTAGAAACAGTCAAACTAAAAGTTCTTACATATGAAGAATGGCTTGACAAGTTTGCGGATTTTGAGTATAACTCTGAAGCAAGTACACGTACAACACCTAAGTACGTAGTACGTACCCCAAGTAGAGAGCTTATCTTCTCTCCTCCGCCTGATAAACAATATGAAGTAGTATATGAGTATTTCCGTACAGGTTATGACCTAGAGTCTGCTACAGACGTACCTACTCTACCAGAGCAGTATCGCTATACTATTGTAGATGGTGCTATGTACTATGTTTATCAGTTCCGTGGTGACACACAGGCTGCACAATTATCCCTACAGAAGTTTGAACAAGGCATTAAACAACTCCGTAGCTTACACATTAATCGCACAGAATACCTGCGAGACACACGAGTACATTTCTAATGGCTACACAATGGCAGACATACCCTATTGAGTTTAAAGGTGGTCTAATTTCTAACCTTAGCCCTCTACAGCAGGGTACTAATGCTGTTGGCTCTGCTACTGTTTTGCAGAACTTTGAGGCATCTAGAGAAGGTGGTTATTCTAAGATCAGAGGGTATGAGAAGTTTAGTAATACCGTGGTTCCAGGCTCTGGACCTATCTTAGCCCTAAAGGCTATTAGTCCTGGACGAATCGTAGCAGCTAGGAAGAATACCTCTAACGTAACAGAGTATTACTATGGCACAGGTACAACATGGACATCTATGGCTGCTAGACCTTTACTTGGTGGTAAAGCTAAACATGCTATGTATAACCTAAATGGCGATGAAAAGGTTGTCTTTGTTGATGGTGTTAACTACCCCGCTATATACAATACATCTGGCAATACTTTCACAGCTATAACTGGTTTTACAGATGTATTAGGAGCTGATCATGTAGCTTTTTTCAAACAAACAGCTTTCTATGCCAAGGGTAATACTATATTTCATACGGCCCCTCTTTCTGCTGATAACTTTGATCCTGCAGATGGTGCTGGTTCTCTTGTTGTTGGCTCTGACGTAACAGGATTAGCTGTTTTTCGTGATCAGCTTATTATTTTTACTACTGACAGTATTAAGCGTTTAACAGGGTTTACTTCATCAGACTTTGTATTGGCTCCTATTACAGATCGTATCGGCTGCATTAGTGGTGATAGTATTCAAGAGGTTGGTGGTGACATCATGTACCTCGCACCAGACGGTATTCGCCTTCTTAGTGCTACTGATCGTATTGGTGACTTTGGTTTGGACATTGCATCTGATCCTATTGCTAAGGATGCAAATACATTTCTTAGTAGTACGTCTAGCTTTAGTTCAGTACTTCTACGTGAGAAGGCTCAGTATCGTATCTTTGCATATATTGAGTCTGAACAAGATACGGTTGCTAAAGGGTTAATTGCCACCAAGTTTATATCTCAAGGTGCTTCTGGTATCAGCTGGTCTACTACGTTTGGTATTAAGGCTTATATAGCTGACAGTCGCTACTCAGGTGCATCTGAAACTATTTCATTTGCTAATGAGGATGGTTACATTTACATTATGGATACGGGTTCAAGCTTTGATGGCTCTAACATTGATGCTTTGTACGAGTCGCCTTTCATGCCTCTATCTGATCCTCAGATTCGTAAGTCATTTTACAAGATGACACTATATGCTGAGCCTACTGGCCCTATGAACCTAAACATAAACATAAAATATGACTTTGATACTACTACAAACACAGGCGTTATCCAACCTGGGTCACAAAGCATAGAAAGCACAGGAAGTTCTGTATTCTTGTATGGCTCCTCATCTGCTACTTATGGTACAGCAACTTATGGTGGTGATCTTGATGTTGTGTACAACACAAACTTAATAGGATCAGGTAAAACTATAGCATTACGTGTAGAAGATCTCTCTACTAATCCTACATTCACTCTAGACACGGCTTTACTAGAGTACAGACAAAACGATAGACAGTAAGGACTAAAACATGGCAGGTTACACACGTCAATCTACAGACAATATTGTTAATAACAATGTTATTGATGCTGATGACTTAAACGCAGAATACAATGGCCTTTCGTCAGCATTTAACGCATCTACAGGCCATAAACACGAGGGTGGTTCAGGCGAAGGCGCAGCTATTGAAAAGGTAGGCCCAGCACAAGACCTTGTTGTAACTAGCTCATCTGTTACGCCTAAAAGCACTAACACCCTTGATCTTGGTACAGCTACTATACAATATAAGGATGCTTGGTTTGATGGTACGATAGACTCTGATAGCCTTATTGTATCAGAGAATGCTACTGTAGGCGGTACTCTTGATGTTACTGGTATAATCACTGCTACTGGCGGTGTCACAGGTAACGTGACAGGTACAGTATCAGACGTATCAAACCATGACACAGGAGATATCTCAGAAGGCTCTAACCTGTACTATACAGACGCAAGAGCACGTAGCGCTATTTCTGCTACAGGCAGCTTAAACTATGTACCTGCAACAGGTGTAATGACCTTTACTCAAGGTAATACAGATACCGTAGCAGAAGGTAGCACTAACCTATACTACACAACGGCTCGTGCTACTGCAGATGCCAAGGCTGCTATCAGTGTTACCGACTCTGGCGGTGACGGTAGCCTAACTTATTCTGCTGGTGCTATCACCTACACAGGCCCAAGTGCTACTGAGACACGTTCTCACTTTAGTGGAGGTACAGGCGTAAGCATTACAGATGGTGTAGTAGCTATTGGTCAGGCTGTAGGTACTACATCAGATGTTACGTTTAATGACCTTACTGTATCAGGTGATCTGACTGTATCAGGTACAACTACCACAGTAAATACTGAAACACTCAACCTTGCAGATAATCAAATTGTTCTCAACTCTAACGAGACAGGTGCACCTACACAGAACGGTGGTATTGAAATTGAGCGTGGCACAGAAGATAATAAAACGCTTGTGTGGAATGAGACAGATGATAAGTGGACTGTAGGTAGTGAGACATTTGTAGCGGGTACATTTGAGGGTGCTCTTACAGGTAATGCCTCCAGCGCAACTACTGCAGCAGCACTAACAGGTGATGTATCTGTAACAGGTGATTGGACTGCATCTGCTACAGGTAGCGTGTACATAAAGCCTACTGGCGATAATGTATTTATGCAAGGTATTACAAACGATGAGCAATTTCGTTTTTACTTAGGCGACGCAGAGCAAACTTTTAGCTCATCTGATGCACTAAGGATTGCATCAAACAATACAAGCATAGGCAGCCTTTCATTAGCCCCCGCAAATGGTCTTCTGAAGTTGTTTGATGGAGCTACCCAAAGAGGCTATTTAGACCTAAACACAGAAAATGTAGTTAAAATCTGTACTAGTACCAGCACTCTTAACTCAACATTCTCTGGCGATGACCTTACTGTGGAAGGTGATTTTAGTGCCACTACAGTAAACGCCACTACTTTAGATCTAGGTGACTGGACTATAACTGAGAGTGGGGGTACTTTGTACTTTGCTACAGGCGGCACAAACAAGATGAAGTTGGATGCCTCTGGTAATCTTACAGTAACAGGTAATGTAACAGGTTACGGAACAGTTTAATGGCACTACAGTCCTCTGGCATAATTACACTCTCTGATATACAGGATGAGCTTGGCGGGGTCAATCCCATCAGCCTGTCTGAGTACTACCGTGGTGGTGCTTACACTACAACTAACAATACAAGTGTACCTACATCTGGTAGCATTTCTTTGTCTAACTTCTACGGTACAACGGGTCTATTTTCCTTTACCATATCTTCTAACACTCAAGAAGCTAATCTTAGCACACTTGCTACTGCTGCAGGATGGGATGGATCGGCTGCTATGTCAGTCACCATAGGATCTGGTGTATATGTTTGGTCAGACGATACTGCAAACCCTGGTCTATTAATTAATGTAGCAAACTGTACTGTTACAAACAATGGTTATATTATTGGTAAAGGCGGAAAAGCTGGCGATGGCGGCAATGGTACAGGCGGTGATGGTGGTCCTGCTATTAATGTATCTGCATCAGGCATTACTATATTAAACAATTCAGGAGCTTACATAGCTGGCGGCGGCGGCGCGGGTGGAGGTTCACTTGGTGGTGGTGGTGCTGGTGGTGGAGATAGCAACGAAACGGGCATACTTGGCGGTGCTCTTGGGCAAGAGGGCGACGATGCCAGCGCGGGTGCCAACACAGGCGGCGGTGCAGGCGGCGGCGGCGGTGCTGTCGGCAATACTGGCACCAGCAATGGGGGAGCTGGAGGGCGTATTCTTCCAGGAGTTGGTGGGATAGGAAAAACCTCAAGTAGTAATATAGGCGGTAACGGCGGTTCGGGCGGTAGTGCAGGTAGTAATGCTAATACTGGAGCATACCGATATGATATCTACTGGCTTGGGGCTTCAGGCGGCGGTGGCGGCTGGGGTGCTTCAGGTGGTGCAGCTTGGTACGCAACTACAAGTAGTTCCGGAGACTTTACTACTTTTCCAGGTGGTGCTGGTGGTGCAGCTATTTCAGGAACCTCTCCAACACTAACCAACAATGGCACTATATACGGCAGCACAGTATGACACAGATAACCTTGACAGCAGAAGAACTAGAGGCTATGCTAGACCGTGCAGCTAAGCGCGGAGCTAAGCAAGCGCTGTCTTCCATTGGCCTACATGATGAAACAGCTGCCAAGGACATCAACGAAATGCGAGATCTATTAGATGTATGGCGAGATACACGTAGAGGTATCTGGTCAACGCTTGTAAAAGTAACAACACTCGCAATTATAACATTCATAGCTGGTGCAGTATGGATGCAGTTAGGGAATAAGTAATTATGGCTAAAAAGTTTGCAGGGTTTACACCAGAACAGATGGGTAAGATTGTACCTGAAATGCAAGGTATGCAGGCTGATGAGCAAGCTGCGTATCTAGCGTCACAACCAGGTGCTGCTGCCCGTGTCGGCAAGATGGCAGAAGTTGCTCAGAAGCGTATTGGTATGGCAGAGGGTGGCCTGACTGTTAGTTTAGATGACCGCCTAGCAGCACAGAAAAGAGGCTTTGCTTCAGCTGGGCAGCAACAGATTTTTAATAACAGTCAAAGACAAAACCTAGAGATGATGCGGCAGGGTTTGCAGCAATCACCTGAGTACGCGGCTATACAAGATTACGTTAGTAATACAGCACCAAATTTATTAGACCAAAATAAAATTAAATCTCTGACAGGTGTATTTGAGTCTTCTAGTCCATATATGGAATTTGAGAATGCATCTAAAGCATATAATAATTATGTCACTCCACAAAGAACAGGCGATCAATCACCTATGACCCCTGTCCAGCCAGAACGTCAACAACTTCAATTACCAGATTGGGCTGTAGGCGCTGCAGAGGAAATAAAAAAGCGGCAGGATGTACCAGCTCCATCTCAAGCAGTACCACCACATACACACACTATTGGTATGCATGGTGGTGGTTATGCTGGCGGTGGTATGGCTGAATTAGATGCATCAAAGCAAAAGTTTGCAGATGCACAAGCAGCTCTGACAAAAGCACAACAAGATTTAGCAGCTAATCCTGAAGACAAGGCTCTTGCAGATGCTGTAGGTAAAGCACAGGCTGCTGTTACAACTGCTTCCTCAGAGATGGCTAATGCTACTTCCGCCTACAGTACTGTAGAGGGTAAGTCAGCAAAAGAGATACAAGCACAAGCTACAGGAGATGACCCCTCTCAGGTAGTAACTAAAGGAGCGGTGTCTACTGTTAGTGAAGAAGATAAGACCGCTGGTAAAATAGGGGATGACGTAGGTGTTGCAGGTGATGTAGATAAAGTTACACAGACAACAGCTACTGGCGCTGACCCTGCTACTGTTCCTGTTGCAGGTGACACTAATTTAACCACTACTGCTACTTCCAAAGAAGGCGTACAGAAAGTACTGGATGATACCCAAGCTGAACAAGGCACAGTAAGTGATGAGGCACAGGTTACAGCTGCTCAAGGTGATACATCACAGCTGTCACAGCTAGAATTAGAAGCGGCACAAGGCGAAGCAGCCCAGGTACTCGGCGCTCCTACACGTACAGTACAGCAGCTAGAGATGATTTCTGGTTCTACTGTAGATCAAGCTGCAGTACAGCAAATATATGGCACACAAAAATTAGAAGCAGCTACTGTATCAGGCGAGATGGATCGCTTGATGAAAGACTTTGATAGTGGTAAAACACCAGGCTGGGCTGCAGGGGCTATGAGGGCTGCTACAGCTAAGATGGCTGCGCGTGGCTTGTCTGCCTCTTCTATGGCTGGTATGGCTATTGTACAAGCTGCTATGGAGTCTGCCGTACCTATTGCGCAGATGGATGCGGCTAACAAGCAACAGGTAGCAGTAGAGTCTGCTAAACAACGTGCTGCATTCCTTAACATGGAATTTAATCAAGAGTTTGAAACCAAGGTTCGTAACGCGGCAAAGATTAGCGAAATAGCTAACATGAACTTTAATGCGGAACAGCAAATAGCTCTTGAGAATGCTAAGATGGCTCAGACCATGAACTTAGCTAACTTGAGTAACCGCCAAGCTAAAGTAATGTCTGATGCGGCTGCTATGTCTCAGATGGACATGACTAACCTAAATAACCGCCAGGCAGCACAAGTGCAAAATGCTAAAGCTTTCTTAGAGATGGACATGGCTAACTTGAGCAATAAGCAGGCTACAACTATATTTAAGGCTCAACAGATGACAAGCACTTTGTTGTCAGATACTGCAGAAGAGAATGCCGCACGCCAGTTTAACGCATCATCTAAGAATCAGACAGATCAATTCTTTGCTAATCTATCTAGTCAAGTTGAACGCTTTAACGTAGAGCAAAGCAACCAGCTTAATCGCTTTAATGCAGGTGAAGCAAACGCTATCACACAGTTTAATGCTTCTCAGAAAGCTGCCCGTGAGCAGTTTAATGCAACTAATGGTCTTGTAATTGCTCAAGCTAACGCACAATGGTTCCAGGCTACTACAACAGCAGAGACTGCTGCTCAGAACCAGATGAACCGTGATGCAGCTGTTCAAGCTAACAAGATGACAGAGACAGCTTACAATGCTGCTGTCCAGATGGAACGTGATTCTATTAGCTACGCTTTTCGGGCTGCAGAGTCAGCAATGGAGCGTGAGATAGAACTTGTATTACAAGGTATGCGTAATGAGCTGGATGAGGCAAAAATACAAGCTGAAATCGACAAGGCGCGTGGATCTGGTTGGGGTGCTATAGCAAACACAGTAGCAGAAGCGGCAGCAAAATGGGCATTTTCATAGGATTTATTATAATGGCAGGCATGTTAGATTCAGATAACCAAGATAAAAAAGCTGCAATTGCTGATCTAAGCAATCTGGCAAGTATGTACGCACAAAGTGACATAGATAGTGGCGGCATCATGGGTGTCCCTAAGGGTGATGACGTTGATGCAGGAAGCTGGTGGTCATGGCTATTAGGCACAACAAGTCAAAAGTCTGATAAGTACAGGACACTTGCTCAAGAAGACCTACAGGGTATGGATTTTTCTGGTGCTCCAGCAGGTTATCAAAGCAGTATGGAAGAAGACCTAGCTAAGTTACTGCGTATGCGTGCTGAAACTAATCCACTAGTACAGACCTCTGTAGAGCAACCTATGGCTTCTGCTGAATTGTCTGCACGCGAAGACTTGCCAGTAGAAGACTTAACTGACGATGAGTATTTCTTACGTACAGGTAAAATGCGTGAGACTCTAAGCCCAGCGCCTGTGG